ATGACGGACGACGGCACGGGCGCGGTTGACCTCCCACCAAGGGCGCGGGCGCGGCTTGAGATACTTGAACGCTTCGAAGCATTTGTGACCGGGCCGCTGGTGCCGGGCGCCAAGGAGTTCGCCCTCCGGTACAACGCCGGAGAGGTCATGGTTTCGGAGGGCACGCGACGGCACTGCCGGACAGTCTCCGGCTCGACCGTGATGCGCTGGCGGCGCGCATATATCACCGGCGGGGCATGGGTGCTGGCCGACCGCTGGGGCGCCGGGCGGTCCCGAAGCCGCATTCTGGACAGAGACATGGAGGTGGCCGACGCGATCCTTGCCTGCATCGAGGCGTATCCGAGCGCCTCGGCGCCGGCCGTCCGTGGAGAGCTCATCGCCAGGTTCGAGGCGCGGCGGGTGCCGTCGCCGCGCAGCCTCGCGCGGTTCATCGCCGCCCATTTCGCGGCCAGGGGCGCGCCAAGACCGCTGATCGCGCGGGGTTTGGGGCACCGGGCCCAACCGCCGGCGGCCGGCCGCCGATGAAGAGCGGCCGGCGGCGGGGACGATGGCGGCGCCGTCGTCACGGCGACGGCGTCGTGCCGGGGAGCATGATGGCGACGCCGTCCATGCCCTCGAGGTCGGCCGGTGCGACGATCTCGAGCCGTTCGCCCGCGTCCCAGGCGACCTCCGCGCCGGTCGTGGCGCAGGTCGCGGTGTTGGAGCTGTCGGCGAAGGTGACCGTGCCGACGGTCGAGCCCTCGACGTCGACGTTGAACACGACGTTGCCGCCCGACGGCGCCGTGAGGGCGTAGCCGTGGCACCCCGCGAACTCGTCGGCGAAGGTCACGTCGGCGCCGGCGAGCGCGAGGTGCATGGTCGACGAGATCGTCAGCTTGTCCCCCGTCGTCGCCCAGGCATCAACCCGGTAGGGGAGCGCGGGGTTCGCGGCCCTGAGCCCGTAGAGGCTCACCCGCCCCAGGGCGATATTCCCGCTCGTGAAGACCAGGCGCAGCGCGTCGTGCGCGGCGGCGGCGGCCCTCCAGCCGCCCCCGACCTTCGTGGAGGGGGCACCGGCATTACTGCCATGGGTCGCCGCTATCGTGACCGCCGTGTAGCGGCTGTCGGCGGCATTGAACACCGTGATCTTGAAGGCATTCGTGTGGTTGGCGCTCCCCGAGTCGAGCCCGAAGCCGAAGACGTTGATGCCCGTGGTCGGGCCGTTGGCGTCGGCGGTCACCCCGCTGACGGAGCCGCCATCGCTCAGGTTCACCAGCTGCCAGTCGTAATCCCCGGCGCCGGCATCGAAATTGCTCCCGCCGTCGGCGGAGACGCGCAGCAGGAGGTCCGCGTCGTCGGTCGCGGGCTGGACCCAGCCCGTGAGGACGTATTGCTCATAGCCGTCCGGCAGAACGAAATCCAGCGCCGCCGTGGCACTGGCGACCTGTGTCTCGATGAAGCGCCAAGGGCCCGATTCCCCGCCGCCGCCGCCGCCTCCGGCGATAGTCGAGAACGAAAGGCCGGTCTCCCCGCCATTGACGACGACGGCTTTGCCGGCCTGGGAGACATAGCTCGATGGGGTGTCCGACAGCCCGAGGAAATCGAAGGCCGTGGTCGCCACGGTCAGCCCATTGGCGGTGCCATCCGTGTAGAACACCCGCGTCTCCCCGGGTCCGACCGGCACGGTGGTGGCGCCGCGCGTCACCGTCACGGTGTCGCCGGCGTCGGGGTTGTGGACCACGAAGAGCCGCTTGAGCTGAGGCACGGTGAGCGCCTGGTCGGCGCCGAGGTTGGCCGCCCGGAACAGGATGTGCTCGCGGAACTGGGCGGAGGTGAGCGTCACGTCGCCGGCGGTGAAATCCACCGCCAGGAAATCGGTCAGCGCGACGTCGAGCGCGTCGGTGGCGGCGTTGGCGGTCACCTCCTTCTGGGACTGGGATTGCTCGATGTGGGTGATGCCGAGATTGGGCGAGGACTGAGCCCGGGCCGCGCCGGTCCAGGCCGCGGCGGTCACGGCGGCCAGGACGGCGCTGAGCAGGGTCTTAAACGGGTGTTTAAACATCGTGTGATTCTCCTTTTTAGGCCGATTTCATGCCGCCTTGCTCAGCGTCGCCGCGCCGGGGAAGCCGCGGCCGATAAAGGCGCTCATCTGGTGGATCGCGACGTGGACGTCCTCGCCCGGCGTCAGCCCGTCCCCGGTCTGGGCCGCGGCGGAGTAGGCGAAGCTCTCGCTCGAGCTCGAATAGGTGTTGATGACGTCGCCCCCCGGCGCGTCGAGAATGTCGATCTCGTAGGCCTCGCTGGCCTCGCCGAGCGGCACGTCCACGAAGTCCGCCCACCGCCCGCCGAGGCGCGAGCGGCGCACCCAGGTGATGGTGAGGTTGTCCGACCCGTCCCAGGCGCCGGCGATGTGGACCGGCGAATAGGGCTTCTTGTCGTTGCCCTGATAGGCGAGCGTCTCCACAGTCGCGTCCTCGGGGAGCGTCCCGAAGGTGACCGCGCGGTACTGCCTGGCCACCCCCACGTCCGATGCCGCCGGCAGCCGGCGCACCCAGTCCGCATGCAGCAGCACGACGCGCTCGCCGACCGCGTGGGCGGCCGTGTGCTGCTCGGTGCCGCGCCGGCCCCTGAGCAGGCCCGAGAACCGGAAGCGCCGCCCGCCCAGCGCCGTCGCGGTCTTGTATTGGACATATTCGTCGCCGATCAGCATCGCGTTGGCGCCGTTCAACACGTCGATCTCCGCCGCGCTCTCGGGCGTGCCCTGGAACAGCACCGCGTCGACCGAGCCCACCTCGTCGAACACCGTCGTCGGCCCGTCGCCCAGCGCCGTGGCCGCCCGCCCGGCCGGCGCCGGGTCGAGGATGTCCATCACCCGCGTCCAGCGCCCGTCGCCGTCGGATTTCTCGATCGCGGCCCCGGTGGCGTTGCCGAACCAGGTGGCGGCGACGTAGATGCCCGCCACCGCGTCGTCCTCGTCGCGCAGCAGCGGCGCGTCGATCAGGTAGAGGACGGCCGGCACCCGGACGGCGATGGTCTGGTCGGTCGCGGGGTTCGCGGAGCCCGCCAGCGCCGAGACGTAGACGCTGGCCTCGTCCCGGGCGCCTTCCAGCGTCACCCGGCCGCCGGCGCCGAGGCCCCAGCGCTCGACCCGGAAGGTGACGCTGCGGCCTTCGTTCACGGCCGTCACCACGTCGGCGGGGTCGAGCCGGCGGTAGCGCGGCAGGGTGGAGATCTCGTAGCCCTCGATCCCGAGCCACTCGGTGAACAGCCAGCGCTCGGCGATGCGCCGCCCCTGCTCGCGGGAGAAGGCGATCGGCGCCTCGAGCCGGGCCGTGGCGCCGATGGCGACGGCGCCGCCCTCGCGCTGCGCCGGGGCCGCCGCCGGCTCGTAGTCGCGCTCGCGGTCGTTGTGGACGAACAGCAGCCGGCGGGGGAGCGCCCCGGTGTCCCCGCGGCGGGCGGTCAGCGTCGGCACCCGGGCCCGGCCGCCGGCGCGCACCCCCAGATGCGCCTCCGGGATGGTGGCCACCGCCGCGCCGCCGCGCTTCACGAATTTGATCTTGTGGTCGGACTCCACCCCGTCGAAGAAGAAGCCCGCCGCCCATTGCTCGAGCGCCGATTTCGCCGACGCCGCGCCGACCTGGGTGCCGGGCATGACGTCGCCCACCAGGGCGGAGACGTCGAGGTCCCCCGCCTGGAGCCCGAGCTTGGGGTGGGTGCAGAGCTCCGTCACCGCCTCGTCGAGCCCCATGCCGGCGTCGGTCACGCGGTCGAGGTAGAGGCGGTGCGCGCCGTTGTCCGTGGCCACGTTCATGGCGTGCGCCCCGGCGTCGTAGACGCCCGCCCCCACCGTGCCCGGCCCGCCGCCGGCCCAGGCCGTCGCGTCATGGGTCGCCGCCAGCTCCATGTCGGCGAGGTCGACCTTGTAGATCTTGGGCTGGCCGCCGCCCTCGAACAGCCACAGGATGCCGTCGGCGGGTCCCTGGATCATCGCCGCGCGCCAGCTCTCGAGCCGCCCGGCGCCCGAGCCCCCGAACAGCCCGCCGACCGTCGCCACCACGGCGCGGCTGGCGATGTCGAACTTGATGAGGTTGGAATTCACGGTCCCGCCGATCAGCAGGGCGTGGGCGTCGGCATCGTAGCCGAGCGCCCGGGCGTTCCCGCCCGCCTGCGTGATCGCGAAGTCCTCGACCTTGAACAGGTTCTCGCCGCCAGACGCCGGCTCCCCCGTGCCCTCGAGCCGCATGAGATGGGCGTGGGTCGCCCCCTTCGAGAGCGCCCACACCTGGCCCTCGGCATCGATCGCGACCTGGGCGCCGAAATCGTAGAGCGTGCCGCCCGGGGCGTTGCCGTTGGCGATCGCCAGCAAGGCCATGGTCTCGGGATCGAACAGCCGGACCAGCGCCCCCTGCACGCTGTCCGCCCGGATGGTGGAGAGGATCCTGGGCTGGGTCAGCGCCGTCGCCTGGCCGACGAAGGCGCCGAGCTCGAGCGCCAGGCGGCTCCGCGCCGCCTCGGTGAGATCGTGGTGGTAGACCCAGGATTCCGGCCCCGGCGCCGAGGCCGTCGCCGCCACGGCGCCGCTCAGCAGCTCGACCTTGCGCACCGTCGCCGGGTTGGCGCCCACGTCGTCCTGGGCGTAGAAGAACCCCCGCCCGTCGAAGGCCGCGTTGGGGAAGGAGGCGGCGTAGGAGGCGACCTTCTGGTTGGTCACCCGGTCGTAGACGTCCATCGTGTCCGGGATGCGGTTGAGATAGGCGACGAGCGGCGTGCCGGGGATGTTGGCGACCGTGCTCGCCCCGCCCGCGCCGAGGGAGACGGCGGGGTTCGCCCCGGCGCCGGACCGCAGGACCTCGGCGGCGATCACCGGCGGCGCGTTTCCGAAATCCGCGAGCGGCAGGCTCTTGAAGCGGATATAGGCGGTGCCCAGGAAGGCCGGCGTCGCGCCCACGCCCTTCGCCGCCTCGATGACGTCGTCGGGCGCCTGGTCCTCGGTGCCGAGATGGATTTTCATGGTGCCGGGGTATTTCTCGATCGGCCCGGTGTTGGTGGACCTCACGTCGTAGATGATCTTGTTGTTGGCCCACACGCGCAGCACCGCGTCGATCGGCCCCTGGCACAGCTTGACGGCCCATGTCGCGAAATAGGTGGACGTGCTCGCCGACGGCCCCCCGCCCTTGAGCGACTGGGTCTGGCGCCGCTCCTCGAGATCGAGGCTGCGCGGCCAGATCGGCGTGCCGGCCACCTTGTCGGTGCCGAACACCAGCGGGATCGGCGCCCCCTCGCCGGACTGCGGCACGTGGGTGTCGGCGAGGCGCGGGCCCTCGGAATGCGGGCCCGGAAGCAGGGCCTGGGCCGCGAACCCGGCGACGGCGGAGCCGAGGCCGGCGCCGGACACGCCGAGGAAGGTCCACCCCGCCGGCGCGATCGCGCCGCCGATGGCGGCGCCGCCCAAAGTGATCGCGAGCGAGGCCACCTACCCGACTCCCGGCACCGTCCACACCGAGACGATCCGCGCCCGCCATTCGCCGGTGATCCCGTGCTCGATCACCCGGCCCTCTCCGGCGGTCCCCGGGTCGCCCGCCGCGGCCGCGTGGATGAGGGTGAGCCGGCCGCGCCCGTCCTCTCCGACCCAGGCGAGGTGGCAGGGACGCGACCGCCCCGCCGGCGGGGCGGCGCGGATCAGCGCCACGTCCCCGGGCCGGGCGTCGGCGGTCCGCGGGCGCTGCACCAGGTGCTCCGCCAGGACCCGCCTCAGCGCCGCCCCGTCGGGCCGCTTCGGGTAGTCGGGCCCGGCGATCCCGGGAATATCGGGCGCGGGCAGGCCCACCGCCCGGGCCACCACGACGAGGAGACCGGCGCAGTCGACGCCCTCGCGGCTCCGCCCCTGGTGGCGGAAGGGGACCCCTACCCAGCTCCGGGCCTCGGCCACCAGCGCCGCGCGGCTCACCACATGGAGTGCGTCGCGGCGTGACGTCATGACGCGTCCGGGGTCTTGAGCATCTCGCCCCCCGTCGGCACGTCCGGGAAGCCCCGGAAGCGCAGGATGTTGTCGAGCTCGAGGCAGCGCGCCTCGGTGCGGTCGCACCCCGCGATCAGGCTGAGCGTGTCGCCGACCTCGATGTCCCTGGGCGCCGGCAGCTTGAGCACGATGGCAGAGGTTGACAGCGTCCAGGTCTTGACCTCGATCGTGCGCCCGGCGTTGGCGCCCGAGGTGAACATGGCCTTTCCGCCGGCAAAATGCCCGTCCGGCGCGTCGGGCGCGGGGTTGCCCCCGTCGGCCCCGACCGTGAAGGTGACGCGGTCGGTGACGGTCGCGACCGCCGCCAGCTGCGTGAGCGCCTGCGCGCAGAGGAAGCTCGCGGTGCCGTCCACCGTCGTCTCGCCCACCGTGGTGTCATAGGACGGTTCCGCCACGGCGGTGATGCCGGCGACGGTGCACGTGTAGCGCCGCCCGTCATAGGCCGGCAGCTTGATCGCGTCGCCGACGGCGTAGGCGGTCTCGTCCTGCCGCACCGGCGGGTCGATGACGATGCCGCAACGCGAATCGCCGAACTCATCGACGTCGCAGTAGGGCATGACGTGGCGGACCGGGCCGCGCTCGAGGCGCTTCGACATGGACTCGAACTGCATCGTGTAGCGCCCGTCGGCATAGCTCGCCTCGCCGAGCCAGCCGCGGAGGACCTTGATGACGCCGTCGCCGGGCGCGTCCCAGTTGACCTCGTAGACCCGGATCTCGGCTTCGTCGTAGAAGCCGTCGCGGAGCTCGTCCGCGTCGATCGCGTCCGAGGAGAGCTCGATGGTCGGGCCGGAGGCCTCGAGGTCGTCGGCCCCGAACCCGGCGCCGGCCTCGATCGCCGTGCGCAGCGGCGCGCCGCCGGGATGGAAGGTCTCCGCCCCGAAGCCGACGTCGAGGGTCAGCGGCGCGTCGTGGTTGGTGAACCGCCTCACCTCGCCGTCGGTGCGGGCGATGCGATAGAGCCAGCAGGTGGTGGTCGCCTCGCCCTCGATATGGGCGATCAGGTTGGCGCTCGCCGATTTCATGGCCTGAGCTCCTGGAACTCGAGCCCCTCGTAGCTGCCCACGCCGGGCGCGCGGATGCGCCCCGGGTTGTAGTCGCGGTCGAGCCGGACCTTCCAGTCGTACTCCCCCGACCAGGTGAGGGCGACGCCGATGCCCGGCGGCGCCGGCGCGGTGGCGATGCCCGTGTCGGGGTCGACCGTGTAGCCGCCGTCGGGCACGCCGTCCTCCTTGAGCACGGGCGTTCCCGCGACGATCTTGGTCTGCGGCTTGAAGAAGGTGACGCCGCCGAAATCGTAGAGCTTGCCGAGCTGGAACTGGGTCGTCGCGCCGTCGCCGATGCCGATCGGCTCGTCCACGGCCTGGTAGTCGTGCCAGAATTTCAGGCGGAAGCCCACGAAGCGGCCGAACGGCACGGCGTTGATGAAGTCGCGGATGGTGAGCAGGAAGTCCGCGCCGTCGAAGGCCGCCGCCTCGCCGAGATCGAGGGCGAAGCGCCACAGCGGCACGGCGTGGGGGTTGTTGCGCTGCTCATAACCCGCGCCCGCGCGCTGCACGTCGATCTCCGGCGCCGGGCCGCCCTCGATCAGGCGCGAGACGCTTTCGGGGAAGCGGACCTCCTGGAAAGGGCTGGCCACGGCTCAGCCCGGCCGCAGCGCCCGCAGGCTGACCCGCGCCGCGGCGCGGCTCACCTGCTTTTCCGAGCGCAGGAAATCGTCGGGGCTGGAATTGGGGAAGTTGAAGTTCTGCACGATCGCTCTGCCCCCCGCGCGCCCGCCCAGCGCCTTCATCTGCTCGGGCGTGAACACGCCCTCGTCGCGCTTGAGGATCGCGGCGACCTCGTCACCGGCGAGGCCCCCCAGGTGATAGCGCGGCGCGGCGATGAACAGCCTCGGATCGACCGGCCGGCGCGCCCCCTCGGCGCCGGCGATGCCGCCCGAATGCAGGAAGATGTCTTCGGTGAAGGTCTGGCCGAGCGGAATGTCCGCGGTGCGGCGTAAGTCGCCGAAGGTGATGGCGTTGGGCCCGGTGGCGTGGCCGCCGAACAGCGAGCCCACCAGGTTGGTGAGAATTCCCCCGAGGCCGCCGCCGGCGCCCGATTGGCCTTTCGTCGTGTTTCCCCCGACTATGCGCTTGGCCTGCTCCTCGACGAAGTCCTCGAACGGATTGGTGACCAGCGTCCTCAGCACGATGCGTTGCAAGGTCTCGTCGAGGGCATTGAGGGTGTCGATCAGCTTCTCGCCGCCGACGATCGCGTCCTCGAAGGCGGTCGAGATCGGCTGGGCCGCGTCCTTGATCGCCTCGGTCAGCGCGTCGGTGCCGGCCGCCGCGCCCTCGAGCTCCTTGCGCGCCTTGGCCGTCGCCCGGAGGAAGGTGTCCTGGTCGATGGCGCCGATGCGGTAGAGCGCGTGCAGCTCCTCGAGCTCGGCGCCGTAGCGCTCGGCCGCCGTGCGGGTCTCCTCGAACACCCGCTTGGCGGCGGCGAGCTGGGCCTTGGTCGCCTCCGGCCCCGCGGCCGCCGCCGCCGGCGCCGCCGTCGGCGGGAACACCTCGGTCAGCTTGCTCAAGCCCCGGAGCTCGGCGTTGGCCAGCAGCTCGCGCATCCGCGCCCCGAACCCGCCGGCGGCGTCCGCTCCCGTCTCGCGGCCGAACAGCGAGACCGTCTTTAGATCTATGCCCACACCTGTGGCGGTGCTGTTGATCGTGTCGAGTAGGCCTTTAGCCGCGGCGGCGGGGTCGGGCATCGCTACAAGGTCCTGGCCGCGCAGCGTGCGCACGAAATTAATCCAGGCGCCGATAGATTTGACGATGTCGTCCCAGAAGGCGGCGATCGCGACGATCCCCGCCTTGCCCCACGCGCCGAGGAACAGGAAGCCGAGCAGGCCGATCTCCTGGATGATCGGCGGCAAGCTGTTGAACGCCGTGAAAAGGTTGTTCACGCCGCGGACCGCGGTGTCGAAGATGGGCGCGAGGAAATCCGCCGTGTCGGCGAGACCGATCAGGACGCCCTTGATCGCGCTCACGATGCCGTCGGCGAGCTTCTGGGCCAGGGCGTCGAGGCCGCCGGCGTTGGCCTCGAGGCCCGCCAGGACCTCGGCGCCGATGTTCTTGATGAACTCGAAGGGGCCGCGGTCCATGACGTTCTGGCGGAACTGGAACCATCGGTCCGAGAACATCGACATCAGCCCGTCCCAGGTGGTGGCGAGGTCGCGGGCCGCGCCCTTGAACTGGCTTCCGGCCTTGTTCCACTCCTCGAACAGCTTCTTGCGGGTGTCCTCGGCCGAGGTGCTGACCCCCGCCTGGAAGCCCAGCATCGCCAGCACGCCGCGCTCGCGGAAGAGGTCGGCCGAGGCGGCGCCGGCCGAGACCATGCGCACCACCTGCTCGGTGGTCTCCTGGAAGGTGAGCCCGGTCACCGCGGCGAGGTCGGCGATCAGCGGCAGGAACTCGAGCACCTCGTCGGCCCCGCCCCGCAGCACGCCGGAGAGCTGCGTCGCCGAGGCCATGACCTCGCGGTACTCGAAGGGAAGGTTGCCGGCGAGCTTCGCCGCCTCCTCGAACAGGCGGTTGGCCTCGGACTGGCTGCGCAGCAGCGCCACCAGCCGCAGGCGGTAGCCCTCGGCCTCGCGGGAGGGCGCGATGAACGCCATCCCGACCCGCACCGCGGCGAAGGCCGCCGCGCCCAGCGCCGCGGTGAGCACGAGCACGCGCCGGCGGACGCGCTCCAGCCCGTCGCCGAAGCTCCGGGCCCGGCGGCCGGACCGTTCCGCCCGGCGCCCGAAGCGGTCGAGCTCGCCGCCGGCCGAGCGGACCTCGCCCCTGAGCCGGCCGGAATCGGCGTCGATCTCGACGAACAGCTTCAGCGCCATCGTGCCTCCTGGCGCGCATCCGCGCGTCGCGCCGGCAGGCGCGCACCCGCACGTCGTGCTTTGCACGCTTGCGCGTGACGTGCTTTGCACGCTTTCGCGTGACGCATCACCGCCTCTCGTTGAGGATGGGCAGCGCCGCCGCCTCCATCACCCGGACGCCGCCGAAGAGATCCTCCGTGATCCGCAGCCCGAGCGCCCGGGCGGCCGGCGGCAGCGCCGCGTAGTCGAGCCCGGTGTGGATCGCGGCCCCGCCGCCGAGGCCCGCCACCACCACGACCCGCCACTGGGTCGCCAGCGCGCAGAACAGGCGCACGGCATCGGCGTTGTCCGGCCACACCGCGAAGGGCTCCGCCTCCGCGTCGCGGTTCAGCATGGCCGGATCGATCCCGAAGAAGGCGAGATCCTCGGCCAGCGGGTCGTTCTCCGGCTCGTGCCCGGAGGCGTTCGGTGTCGAGCCGCCGCGCGCCCAGTGGCGGGCGGCGGCCTTCAGTTTTTTGCCTGCCCACCCCGCATCACCTCCGCGAAGGCCGTGATCACGGCGTTGAGGACGTCGAGGCGGTTGAGGGCCGCGGCCAGGACCTCGGGGCCGAAGGGCAGCGCCTGGTCGTTGGCGTCGACCACGTCGCGCCAGCCCTTGACGCGGCTCGCCAGGAACTCCCGCACCTTGGCGAGGTCGTCGGCGCCGGCGGCCATGAGGTCCTTGCCGCCGAGCTCGCCCAGCATCTCGTCGATGTCGGGCACGTCGAAGGTCATGTGGAAGGTCTGCAGCCGGCTCTTGCCGGCCTCGGCGACGCGGACCTTGACCGGCCACTCGACCAGCCGTTCCTCGGTGATCTTGAACATGGGGTCTCCCTGCTTGCCGGTGGCTACTTGGTGGTGATCTTGAACTCGTCGTCGCCCGCGGCCGAGGGGATCAGCTTGAGCGGGACGTTCAGCATGACGACGCCCTGGCTGTCCTCGTAGCTCGGCCGGCCGACCTCGCAGGTGGGCCCGTCGAGGACCACGATGTTGCCCGCCACGGTGCCGTGCTGGCAGCTGAAGGCGACCTTGGTCCGGGCCCGGGCGAGGGCGAAGAAATCCTTGGTCGCCAGGGTCTCCATCTCGATCTTGGCCTGGCCGGTCGCCTCCCGGCCCGAGACGATGATGCTCTCGGCGCCGATCAGGAACCGCCCCTCCACGGTGTTTCCGAGCTCGAGCGTGAGCTCCTGGAGCACCGCCGAGATCCCGGCGAGGGTGAAGACCGGCGTGTTGGCGTCGGAGGCCACCAGCGGCGTCTGGTAGGCCGACGTGTCCGGCGCCGGCAGGGCGTCGTCGGTGGCGGCGACGAACAGCCCCATCATGCGGAAGCGGTAGCGCGGCAGGGCGCTCGGCCCGAGGGTGACTCCGACGGTGCCCCTTGCGCCCAGCAGCGCGTGAAGGATGCCGTCGTAATTGACGTAGATGGTGACCGATTCGAAGCTCTCGCTGACCGGGTCGTACTCGACCGGCCCGGTCGTGGGCGTGATGGTCTCGGCGAGCCCGCAGGCGCGCAGCAGCGGCCCGTAGCCCGGCGGTGTGTCGACGGCGCCGCCGCCGGCGATCTCGACCTCGAAGTCGAGGCCGACATGGGTGTCGACCAGGATGTCGCCCCGGGCGCCCATGTAGGGCTGGATGGTCTCGCGGTTGACCTCCCCGCCCTCGAGCGGCCGCAGGCTGACGTTGGCGGCCAGGATGGCGTTGGCCGCGCCGGTCGGCGTCGGGTCCACCCCGTAGTCCGCCTCGATCTTCGCCAGCAGCGTCTTCTTGCGCCAGAATTTCATGACTTGGTCTCCTCATCCGCCGGTCCCTTGCCGGCGGCCGTGTCCTTGACCTTCGGTGCCGGAGGGGCCGCGGGCGCTTTCTCTCCGGGCGTCGTGCCGCCAGGCGCGCCTCCGCGCGTCGTGCTTTGCACGCTTGCGCGTGACGGTGCCGGCCGCGTGAACTCCACGCGCCTGGGCTCCTTCCCCTTCTCCACGATGTATCGGCCGCCCTGTCTCATGATGGGTCCCTCCTAGATGGCCGCCCGGATGAGCCAGTCGGTGCGGAAGTCGATCTGCATGAACCCCGCGCCGCCGGCGATCCCGACCAGGCGCGCGCGGGCCTCCTCGAAGGGGCCGTAGCCCGCCCCGGGCTGCCAGCCGGCCAGAGCGACGCGCACCGAGGTCTTGAGCGGCTCGAGCCCCGCCCGCGTCCTGTCGCCCGAGCGGTCGCCGGCGCGCTTGTCGACGATCAACACGCCGATGGTCTCCACCACCCGCTGGCTCAGCAGGCCGGTGAGGATGTTGCCGCTCTCGGCGTCCTCGCCCACCGACAGGATGAAGGCGTGGGGGAATTGAGGCGGCAGGATGTTGCGGCCCAGCAGGTCGGCGAGCTCGAGCGCGCCCTCGACGCCCTTGAGCGCCGCCACCTCGGCCGTGAGCCGGTCGATGACCGCCTGGGCGAGATCGATCGGCGGGCTCATCTTCCAGCCTCCGGTCCCGCCCGCTCGGCGAGCCAGTCCTCGATCTCTGTGAGCGCGATCCCTTCCTGCTCGTCGTCGATCCCGAGGAAGGGGCGGGCGGGGATGGAAACCCGGCTGGGCGACCGGAAGCCCCCGTCGGCGAGGCGGAAGCCGAGCCGGCCGCCGCCTTTCGCCCGGATCGTGCCGCCGAACTGGTGGATCGCGGCGTAGATCACGTTGGTGCCGACCCGCACCGACCGGGCCCCGGCCTCATAGGTGATCGAGTCCGAGAGGCGCCCCCGGTCGACCAGCGTACGGCCGCCCTGGAGCGTGGCGCGGAGCGAGGGCGGCCAGCGCGTGCCGCCCGGCCCCGCGCCCTCCTCGAAGCGGCGGCCGGTGTCGGCCTCGATGGCCGCGCCGACGCGCTTCATCGCCGGGGCCAGATCATCGGCGGCGGCGCCGAGGCGGGCCAGCAGGGCGCGGACCTCGCGGTCGTCGATCCTCAACTGGGCGCCCGCCATCGCCTAGAACCCCTTCATGCTGTCGCGGCTGAAGGTGCGCTCGGGGCCCTCGGTCTCGGGCCGCTGGCCCGGCGCGTCGGGCTCGGCGCCCTCGACGTCGAGCCGGATGGTGCCCTTGGACAGGCCCTCGAGCATGCGGATGGAGCGGTCGTAGTTGAGCCGCGCCTCCTCCGGCGCGCCGTGGGGGTGGAGCTTGTAGAAAACGATGTCGGCCGCGATCGGGGTCAGCATCGGCGGGGTGGAGGCGAGCGGCAGCTCGTAGCGGGCGCCCAGGTACCCGTCGATCACCGCGTCGGCGTCGGCGATCGCGCGGTCGGCCACGTCGGCGTCGATGACGTCATCGCCGTCGCGGTCGGCGAGCTGCTGCATGGTCGGCTCGCCGAAGCGCTCGATCAGCTCCGTCAAGGTGATATAGGCCATCGGGCCCCTCTCAAAAAGTGGGGCGGCGGGGTCGGCCCCACGGCGGTGACTTCACCTCGCGCCGCGGCCCCCGCCGCCCCCGTGAATTCCGCCCGGGGCTACTTCCGGCCGCCGCCCGTCTTGCCTGGCGGCTTGGCGGCGGGCCCGCCCGGGGGCTTCTTATCGAGGTCGGCCTCCTGGGGCTCCTGCACTTCCGCGACATCACGGACGACGAGGGTGGGCTCGGCCAGGATCTGCGCGAGCTGCGCCGCGGTGAAGCTGCCCGTCTCGTGGAGGACGGGCTGGTCGGGGTGTTCGATGCCGCCGCGCCGGAAGCCGGCGCGCTTGGAGACGATCTCGATGTACTTCTCTTTTCCGGTCGCCATGTCGGGCCCTCCTAGGCGAGCCACGGCGTGACCAGCAGGTCGGCCGTGTTGCGGTAGACGTTGGTGGCGCCGGCGGCGTCGCGCTCGGCGTTGAGGAGCTCGAGCGCCTGGCCCTCGAGGCCGGGCGGCACCGCCAGCAGGTCCGGCATGATGCCGAGCGGACGGCCGTGGTCGCCCTTGAACGCCATCATCGATTCGCGGGCCAGCTTGTAGGTGGTCTTGGAGAGCGCCTGCTTCGAGCCCCAGGCGAACTGCCAGAAGCCGAAGCCGACGTTGGAGCGCCCGTCGACGCCGTAGATGAATTCCTTCTTCATGAAGACGTTCTGATCGTCCTCCTTGTCCAGCGCCACGAACATCGGCTCCTTGCGCACCTGGCGGAGGATCGGCTTGAGCGCCCGCTTGGTGGCGAGGAGGAACCACGGGGTGCCGCCGCCGCCGTCGGTGTTGGCGACCGAGGCGACCGAGCCGTCGGCCTGGATCACCGGGTGGTCGGTGTCGAAGAAGGGTTGGCCGTCATAGGCGAGCCCGGTGAAGCCGGTATTCAGCAGGCCGAACACGAGCTCGTTGGGATGGGCGCCGGTGGCCTGGCCCATCTCCTCGAAGAGCGGCGCGTAGACCCCGTACTGGTCGTCGTCGAGGTCGTCGCGGTCGACCCCGACGGTGAGCTCGTGGTGCTTATTCACGATCGTGTAGTCGTGGGCGGCGAGGTTCTGCACCACCCGGTCGCCGATCCACTCGCGGATGCCGGGGACCTTGCCGATCCAGCCGTATTTCTCCTCGCGGGTGGAGGACGGCACCCGGGTGGCGATGCGCTCGTGGTCCGAGGGCGCCATGCCGAGGCCGCTCTGGAACGCCGTCTTGAAGCCCTGGAAGACGATGCCGAGGTTGGCCTGGTTGATCATGATGCCGGCCAGGCCGATGACGCTGAAGGGCGCAGCGTCCGCCCCGAACGTCACGCCCAGGGGCGTGCATCCGCACAACGGCGCCGCGGCGAGCAGCGCGCCGGTGGACCCGCCGGCCGGCAGGCCCGCGCCGAGGACGGCCAGCCCGGCCAGGCCGAGGACCATCAGCCCGGCGAGGCCGGGGAGGATGAGAGCTTTGAGGATCATGTCGGGGCTCCTTACACGAAGGTGATCGCGCCGGACGCGACCAGCTTGCCGTCGGGCATCACCAGGATCAGGAACCAAGTGTCGGCGCCGGACTCGGTGATGGTGATGTCGATGTCGCCGTCGGCCTCGCTGACCAGCTGGAAGGCCTTGCCGGCGACTAGCGGGATGGCGAGCCCGTCGGCGCCGATGGCGGCGCCGCCGTCGGGCGCGATGCCGGCGATGGAATCGCCGTTGGCGTCGTCCGACAGGTAGGCGAGGACGTGGCCGCGGACCGCGAGGTCGGCGCCGGCGGAATCCTTGAGCTGGATCGTGACGTTGATGTCGGCGCCGGCCTGGGCCCCGACCACGATCGCCGGCGTGCCCATCTTCTCGTAGACCCCGAGGTTGGCGCGCGAGGTCGGCTTGCTGGCGACGTCCGACAGGTTGTTGGCGGCGGCGAGGCTGCCCGAGAGCGGCCCCTCGACATGGCCGGTCAGCACCCAGACCCCCTGGGCGTCGACGTCCACGACGGTGCCGGCCGGGCTGCGGGTGCCGGTGCCGTCGGTCTTGGCGACGGTCTGGTCGTCGACGATGTAGGCCGTCGAGCCGACGTTGGCGATGGTGATCTCCTCGCCGCCCTCGGAGTTGCCCCAGCGGAAGATGCCGCGGTCGACATCGACGCTGAGGTCGCCGTTGGCGCCGGCCGAGTTGTCGACCTGCCCGGCGGCGCGGCCGAGCGCCCGCTTGGCCACCGCGGTCGCGCCTGGCTTGGCCACCGCGCCGTCGAGCATGACGAGCGAGCCCGCGAAGATCTTCGTCGCCGCGGCGACAGGCACGGTGATGCGGTCGCCGCTGCGGGCGGCGGTGTTGCGGTCTGTGGTGAGGGCGGTCATGCGGCGTCTCCTTCCTCGAGGTCTTCGTCACGGGTCTTGCGGAAGGCCGCCTCGTCGAGCCCCATGGCGCGGCAGACGGCCTTCTCGTCGTCGCTGAGCGCCGCACCCTTCTTCGCCGGGGCGGCCGCGCCGGCCGCGCCGGGGGCGAGCACCACCGGCTGCTTGGAGACGAAGGCGTTGAAGCCGTCCGGGTCCTTGGCGGCGAAGCCGATGGCCCACTCGCGCTGGGCGGGGACGATCTTCCCCTCCTTCACGGCGGCCTCGACCTTGGCGGTGGCGCGCTCGGTCGCCTGGGCGCCGAGCACCTCGCCGAGCTGCCTGTTCACCTTGTCGAACTCCTCGCGGGAGACGGACGTGCCGGAGTCCTTGGTGCCGCCGTCGCCCTTCTTGGCCAGCGCCGTCTCGACCGCCTTGGCATCGGCGTCGTCTGGGAGCGCCAGCGCCTCGCGCGTGGCCTTGGCGATGGCGGCGTCGCCGGCGGCCGCCTCGACCGCCGCGACAACGTCGGCGGCCTTGGTGTCCCCCTTGAGCCCGAGGGCCTTGCGGATCGAGGAGAAGGAGTCGCCCGCGAGCGAGTGATCCGCCTCGCGCTCCTTGAGGCGAGCGATGACCGCGTCCTCGTCGGCGTCGGCCTCGAGGAGCAAGATCTCGCGAAGCTTGGCGATGAGATCCATGTCGTTTTCCTTTCGCGCCAGCGCGGTGAGATCCTCCAGCGCCGGGTTGTTGGTGAGGGCCGCGCGCAGCAGGCGGGTCACGGCCTTGGTCGCGCGGCTGAACTGGAAGACGGGGGAGAGGAAGCGGTATTCCTTGTCGCGGATCATCCCGGCCGCCCGCTCGGTCCACTCGACCCGGCCCCAGATGCCGTCGGCCCGGGCCTGGAGCTCCTTGATCCACCCCGCCGCCGGCGCCGGCTGGCCGTTCCTGGGCGCGTTGTCGGTCTGGTGCTCGAAGTCGAGCACGAGATCCCGCCCGCCGGCCGCCCGAAGCAGGGTCTCCGCGTCGCGCAGGTGGAAGGGGCCGCGGCCGTCGTTGGTCGTGAACGTCCCGGAGGGCAGAAGGTGGACCCACTCCGGCGGCTCGCCGCCGGCGGCGACGATGGCGAAGGTCATGTGGGCGGTGCCGAACTCCATGGCGGCGGAGGATAGCCCCGCGCCCGGGCGTTGGGCAGCGGCCCCGCGGTTCGGGGAAAACCGCCCGGAGCGCGGCGAATTTCGACGAATTTCGACGCCTCTCGACGCCGGACGCCGCCGGGAGGGGCGAGGACGCCCCGAAACATCGCCGTTAAACGGGGTTTTAAACACGAGGACGGGCGTCCCGCCCGCGCCGGTAGGTGGGGCGCTCCCCGGGCGCCGATGCGCCTCCTCGACGCTCCTGGCGCGTCGTGCCCGGCACGCATCCGCATGACGTGCCGGGCACGTATCCGCATGACAGGTCAGGATGGAGTAGAAATTGACCGGCGCGGCGTCCGGGGCTATCGTGGTGTCCGTGATTTCGGCACACGCCGCTGGCGCGCTTCAACGGCCGGGATCCGAAGCCCGGCGGCCCGCGCGCCGGGCTTCATTCGTTGGGCGCGCGCCGCCAGGCCAGGGTGCCGCCGCGCTGCCGCATGATGTAGGATGCCCGTTCGGGGTCGAACGCGGTGACCCCCGTCCACCCGTTGGGACCGACGTCGAACAGCACGAAGGCCGGCACGTCCTCCCCCGCCACCCGCCAGCGCGCCATGTAACGGCGCAGCAGGGTGAAGCGGCCGGGTGGGTGCTCCTCCCACTGCCACCAGATCTCGTCCGGGCTCTTGATGGTGTCGGCCAGCAGCAGCAGCGCGCGCTCCCGGCCGCGCACCGTGACCTTGAGGCCGCCGCCTGGCCGGCGGAAGAGCGCGTCGCCGATCACCACCGGCTCGCCGATGACGTCGGTGAACACCGCAGGGCGCTCCGCGGTGGCGCCGAACTCGGCGAGGAAGCGCGCGACGTAGGAGTCCGGGCTTTGCCCCCGCGGCAGCAGCCGGGACGCCGGCGCCGTGCGCGGTGCCGGCATCGCGGACCCGGCCGGCGGGCCGGAATAGGGGGTGGGCAGCGGACCGCTGCGCGGCGGCGGCGTGAGGCCGTCCATGCGCCCCTTGCCGATATTGTGGCCCCAGCCCGGGTCGATGCCCTCGGGCACCTCGACGGTCTCCCCCGTGCGGGCGTTTCGGTAGGGCCGGGTCTTGACCTCCGGCCGGTCGGTGACCTCGAGGTTGCGGCGCTCCAGGTCCCGGTCCGAGAGCTGCTGGACTTGGCAGCGGCAGCTCCAGCCGTTGGGCGGGAAGTGGGTGTCCCAGAACGGATCGTCGTGGGGCAGGATCGTGCCGTGCCAGGCGCGGTGCTCCGGCCGGGTGCGGGAATCCAGCACGGCGACGTAGCGCAGATAGGGCCGCCGGTCCTTGGTGCGCTCCATGCGCTCCCACCGCCCGGCCGCCACCGCCGAGCGCAGGTTGGCGTCGAACATCACCCGGAGCCGCCGCGGGCTGCCGAGCTGGGCCGCGACGCTCTCCCCGGTCCTCGGGTCGATGACGGCGCGCCGCCCCCACCAGCCCTTCTCCTGGAGCACCGGCGTGAGCTTCTTGGCGAAGTCCTGGAAGGTCTCGCCCTTGGCGATCGCGTCGTCCAGGGCCGTGCGGATGTCGGCCAGGATGTCGAGGCGCATGGCCTTGGCGACGGTGAATGCCCTGGCGTGCTCCTGGCCCCACACCTCGCGCCAGTCGAAGCCGATCCGGAACCCCTTGTCGCGGAAGAACCGGACGGCTTCCGCCGGCGGCAGGGCGACGAGATCGACACCGGCCACGGCTCAGGCCCTCTTGCCGCCCGGCGCGCATTCGCACGTCATGCGATGCTGCCCGTGTCGGTCACCTTGAGCTCGGGGGTCTCGACCATCTCCTCCCCGGCCGAGGTGGCGACCTCGCAGTAGATGACGTAGATGCCGGCCGGCTGGTCGGCGGCGCCGGCGGCGTCGTCCAGGGTGAACTCGACCCGGGGCCCGTTGATCGCCCCGGCGGGGCTGCCGAACTGCGCCGAGACCACCGCGCCATCCTTCTGGACGCGGAGCGCCAGCACCGAGTCGAGCGTCTCGCCCGCCTCGAGCCGGGCGGTGAAGTCGATGGCGAAGACCTCTTTTTCGTTGCGGTGCTTCAACAGGCGCATGGCTGATCCCTTTCACTGGCCCCTTTTACTGGCCCCTTTTCCTGGCGACGTGGACACGCGGCCGCCTCCGCGCGCCGGCGGCGGCCACCCGGTCGCGCGCCCTGGCGATCGCGACCTGGCTGATGGCCGCCGGACCGCCCGCGGTGGGCGTGAGCGCCAGCGCCGCGCTCGCTTCCCGCGCCTGGCCCAGCGCGAGAGCGATGGCGCCGGCGGCCGGCATGACCGCCGGCGCCGCGTCCGTCTCCTGCGCCCGGCCCAGGCCCACGGCGGCGAGGGCCGCCAGGATGACCGGCAGGGGGAGGGAGATCTCCGAGGCGATGCCGAGGGCCAGCGCGACGGCGCCGGGTTGCGGCGCGATCGCAAGCGCCGCGTCGGCTTCCTGGGCCCGGCCGAGGGTCACCGCGATGGCGCCGGCGGCCGGCGCGATGGGCAGGGCCGCGTCCGTTTCCCCCGCCTGCCCGAGCACCGCCGTCTTGGCACCGCTCGACGCCGCGATCGCCAGGGCCGCGTCGGTCTCCTGGGCCTGGCCGAGGACCACCGTGGCCTGGGCCGCGGCCGTCACCGGGAGGGCGGCGTCCGCCTCGGCCGCCGGGCCGAGGGGAACGCTGGCGGCGCCGGCCTGGGGCGCCGCCGGCAGCGCCGCGTCGGCCTCCTGCGCCCGGCCGAGGGCCACCGCGAGCGCGCCGGCGGCCGGCGCGATGGGCAGCGGCGAGTCCGTTTCCCCCGCCTGCCCGAGCACAACCGTCTGGGCGCCGCTCGTCGCCGCGATCGCCGGTGCCGCGTCGCTCTCCTGGGCCTGGCCGAGGATTACCGTGGCCTGGGCCGCGACCGTCACGGGGAGGGCGGCGTCCGCCTCCGCCGCCTGGCCGAGGGCCAGCGTGACGGCGCCGGCGGCCGGCCCGATGGGCAGCGGCGAGTCCGTTTCCTGCGCCTGGCCGAGGACCACCGTGGCCTGGGCCGCGACCGTCACGGGGAGGGCGGCATCCGCCTCGGCCGCCTGGCCGACGGGAACGGTGGCGGCGCCGGCCTGCGGCGTTGCCGGGAGCGCCGCGTCGGCCTCCTGCGCCCGGCCGAGGACCACCGTGGCCTGGGCCGCGGCCGTCACGGGGAGGGCGGCATCCGCCTCGGCCGCCTGGCCGAGGGGAACGGCGGCGGCGCCGGCCTGCGGCGTTGCCGGGAGCGCCGCGTCGGCCTCGGCCGCCTGCCCCAGACCCACGGCGGCGAGGGCCGCCATGGTGACCGGCAGGGCGAGGGAGATCTCCGGGGCGATGCCGAGGGCCAGCGTGACGGCGCCGGGTTGCGGCGTCGCCGGCAGAGCCGTATCGGTCTCCTGGGCCTGGCCGATGGCGAGGCTCGCGGGGCCGCCGGCGGGGGCGATGGCGAGGGCGCTGTCTGCCTCCGCCGCCTGGCCGACCTCGACGGTGCCGCCCCCGCCCGCTGCTCCAGCGGGCTTGATGGCGACGGTGGCGGCACAAGAGCCGAGATCGCCAGACACCCCACCGCAAATTCCAGGGTCTTCCGCGCCCGCCGTGGGAATGGACTTGGACGCCGCGATCACGCCTGCTTTATAGGTATCCACCCCCGCGTCGTCTTCGAGATTTCCATACCCGGAGGGTGCGGTTGGTGCCCAAGAGCCCGAATGACCAACGCCCGCAAACATCAGCACGACGGCATCGTCGGTGTTGGTGGTGATGGCCGGTGCGTCCCAGGTTGCCACGACCGTGGTGGTCGTGGCGTCCTCGGGCGTCGTCGTATCAGCGCCGGTCCAGATATGAACTAAGCCTGCGACACCAAAATCCGAGCCCCCATGCCCATTAAACTGCACGGAACTATCCGGCGTTGACCCCATAACCTTTCTGTAAACACCAATATCAAGCAATGCAGAGTTGAGATCGGCAAGCTCTGTATAACCTGATGTGATAGGCGCCATGTCTTGATCAGAGAATGATGTCTCGGCATAAGCCGCATAAACAACATCATCCTCGGCCACGCCAGCCGGAAAGGTGACGGTGATGTCGGCACCGTTCGCCCCATTATTAGAGGCGGTGCCGCGAAGCGAGAGCGCCACGACGCGCCCCTACACGAAGATGGAGCGCAGCGCGTCGATGCGGGCCTGGACGGCCGGGCTCTTGTTCACCGTGACGGTCATGTCCGGGTTCGGCCAGGACCGGTTGACATGGACCAGGGGATCCTGGCTCGTCGGAATATCCGTCCCCGCGCCGGGAAGGTTCGCCCGCGCCCAGGCCTCGAAGGCCGACGCCGCCGCATACAATCCCTTATAGTCGGCCTCGATCTCCGCGCGGGTCTTCTCCGGCCCGCCGATCCCGGCCTCCCGCGTGCTCGCGACCAACGCCTCCGTCACCCTGGCGAGGCTGCCGGAGTCCATCCAGGTGTCGGCCTCGGCGACGAAGCGCTCGCAGTTGGCCGCCAGATCGTAGATCTTTATCACGTCGAGCCGGACCTCCGCCGTGATCTCGTTGCAGCGGCGATAGATCCAGGCCGCGAGCCGGAACAGCGTCTCCGCGCCCTGGCGCGGGTCGCGCGTCCCCGCCGTGGAGTCGATCGGTGGTGCGAGGGGCATGGGCGTTTCTCCTTTCTAGCTTCGGCCCCGCGGGCCGGCGAACGGGGCGGGCGAACGGGGCTCAGGACGCCCTGAACCACCCGTTGGCGTCGATCTGCCCGGTGATGTCGCCGCCGTTCGTGGTGATCGCGAAATCATAGTGCGCGAGGACGATGATGTTGGCGTCGGTCCCCGCGCCGGTGTCGGCGTCGTAGCAGATCAGCATCTTGACGAGGTCGTTGTTGGCGGCGCCGCCCGCTTCCACCCAGGTCGGGTCGGGCATGTCCACCTCGTAGCGGTTGTTGGTGTCGTCGGGCGCCGGCAGGACGGCGAGCTCGGCGTCGGTCACCGTGATGCGCGCATAATTCGTGAAGTCCGCCTCGGTGTTGCCGCCGGCCGCGAGGAGCGCGCCGAGATCGTCGTAGTCCTCGAGGGTGGCGTCGGCCTCGGCCGCCTTGAGCAGGACCAGGACGAACGCGGAAGCGGCGGGGTCGTTGTTCTCGACCCGGTTGTAGAGCTCGACAATGCGCCCCTTGGCGATATTCATGATGCCATCGGCCATGATTACTTTTCCTTCTCAGTCCGTGGTTGAGTCCGTGGTGTTGGCGCCGGTCTCGCCGGCGAGGCGGGCCGCGAAGCCCGCGCGGGCCAGCAGCTCGGTGAGCCGCTCGGGCTCGATGGATGCGACGGCCGCGGCCAGCGCCGCGCGCGCGGCCTCCGGCGTCCTGGCCTTCCCGAGGACCTCGCGCAGCGGCGCGACGACCTCCTCCATGACGGGCTCCCAGCCGTCGGCCTCCAGGAGCTCGAGGATCAGCGCGTCGACCGAATCGGCTTCCACGGCCCCGGCGGCCGCCAGCGCGGTGCGATCGCGCGGCGGCGCGCCCGGCGGCACGTCGCGCGGAGGCGCGGCCGGCGAGAGCAGCTCGTCGTCGTCCTTGGGGTCCTCGAGGCCGAGCTTGCCGCGAATCTCGCGCGCAGACACGCGGAGCCCGAGCGGCACCAGCTTGGCCACCGATTCGGTCAGCAGCGCCATGTCGTCCTGCTCGGGCCGCGCGATCTCGATGTGCGGGTAGGCCGGGCGAGGGCCCAGGTTGAGGTCGATCAGGGGGCGCACCAGGTCGCGGTTGAGGGTGGCGGCGAGCTGCTTGGCGTCCGAGCGCTCGATGTCGCCGCGCACCCCGTCGTGGACCTTGCCGGCGGCGTAGCTGCCGGAGTCCCCGACCTCGGTGGTCAGCGTCTGCCCCAGCACCGCCTTGGAGATCTGCTTGTCGATATACTCCGCCATCTCCTTGTAGAGCTGGCCGGTCTCGCGCGAGGCCCCCGTCTCGACGAACTCGATCATCATGCTTTCGGGGACGATGGCGGCGGCGTCGGTGCCGATGTTGGCGACCGCCCTGAGCAGGATCGCCTTGTCCTCGTCGGAGGCGGAGGGGTGGAACTTGCCCACGCGCAGCGGCATGCCGTAGACCTCGATGAAGGCGATCCAGTCCTTGAGGTCGTAGTTCTTGAACAGGTATCCCCAGGCCGCCGCCCGGGCGAGCCCGCCCCGGATCGGCAGGCCCGACTTAGCCTTGTGGTGGTGGGTGACGAACTTCCAGGCCGGCAGCGGCTGGGGCCCCTCCTCGGTCCTGAGCCGCAGCGTTCGGCCGTCGACCCGGTCGAGCTCAAACCAGCGCGGGTCGCGCCACTCGAGGCGGGCGGGCATCCACTGGCGCTCCGACATGTCCCAGACGATCTCGGTCGCCGAGTAGCCCTTGCCCACGGCGTCGAGGATGTCCACCACCTCGTCCTCGAGGCAGTCGCGGCCGAGCGCCGCCTCGACCAGCTCCGCCGCGCGGGCGTCCTCGGGGGCGTCGGAGGCCGGGACCACGGTGATGTCGAGCTGGGCCACGGCGCGCTTCCGCGTGCCGATGACCGAGAGGTAATGGAGGTCCTTCTCCTCCATCTCCTCGGCGAGCTCCAGGTAGCGCAGCGGGTCGCCGTCCTCGGCGCCGCGCAGGATCGAGGCCAGGCGCTGGGGCGTGAGCCCCTGGGCCGGGTGGCCGGTCATGACCGAGCGCACGCCGGACAGGGTCGGGGCGGCGATCTCCTTCTTGAGCAGCGAGCGGTCGATCGGCCGGTTGTCGGGGCCGTAGAGCGTCACCTCAGCCATCACCACGCCCCCCTGATGCCGTGCCAGCCGCCCGCGCGCCGGTCCTCGCCGGGCGGCGGTCGGAGTGGAGAGCGGCCGCCGGCGGGCGTCTCGTAGCCGTAGGCGGCGATGTCCATGTCGGCGGCGAAGTGAAGCATGGCGCCGGCGATCGCCGCGTCGCCGTGGCGCTGGCCGCCGCGCTCGGAGCGGGACCGCAGCCCCTCGGGCACGGAGATCACCCCCTTGTCCCGGCGCAGGCCGCGGAGGTCCTGGCGCAGGTCGCCGTCGCGCGGCAGCTCGATGGTGGCGTCCTCGAAGCGCGCGACGAAGCCCGGCATGGTCTCGCGGTACCAGGCCTGGGTCGCCATCACCTGGGCGACCCGGGTGGCCCCGAAGGTCTGCATCGCCCGCTCGGCGATGGTCGCGCCCAGGCCGCGGGCGTCGACCGCGGCGGCGGCGAACCGCGGCACGCGCCGCAAGACGTGGAACAGGATGGTCTCCTGCTCCTTGAACGGGCAGTTGCGCAGCTCCACCACGAAGGGCACGCGCAGCACCGCCCCCGCCTTCTGGGCCGGCATGAACACCGTGAGGTCGCCGGTGCGGCCGAAGTCGCCGCCGAGAAAGCTCAGCAGCCCCGGGTCCATCAGTTCGATCAGCGGGTCCAGCGCGTCATCGATCCAGGCCCGCGCCTCGGCGTCGCGCACCGCGTCGGGCTCGAGCTCGAAGCCGGCCGGGCAGTGCCACCAGACGACGCGGCCGGCGGCGCTCATGCAGCGGTCGATCACCGCGCGCGACAGCACGACGCCGGCGCCCTGGGAGGGGACGACGTCGAGCTCCTCGGCCGCGTCCTCGCCGTAGATGCCCCGGATACTGGCGACCCATTCGGCCTCGGCCGCCGGCGTCCAGGCCTTGCCCCGCACCAGGCAGATGCGCGCATAAAGCCCCTCGGCCACCGCGTCGTCGAAGGTGACCCGCATGAGGCCGTAATCCCTGCGCCCGGCGCGGATGTCCTCGACCAGCTCGTTGAACGGGTTGTCGGCCCCCTCGTGGGTCGAGAGCACGATGACCCGGCCGCCCCAGATCAGCATCGCCAGCGCCGCCTTCATCAGCCCCGGCAGGTCGTCGTGGAACGCCGCCTCGTCGATGATCACCAGGCCCTGGCGCGAGCGCAGGCTGCGCGGCTTGGAGCTGAGCGCCTTGATCTCGAAGCCCGAGGGGAAGGCGACGCGGAAGGCCAGGATCTCGACCTCCTTCCCGCCCACCGTCTCGCGCCAGACCGTGGCCTCGACCTCGGCGGCGAAGCCGTGCAGGGCCCTGGCCCAGAACGCCGCGTCGTCGATGAACTCCCGCGCCATGTCGAGGTTGTAGCCGATGTAGAGCGCGTCCATGCCGCCGCCCGCGCGCCCCAAGGCGGCCGTCTCCACCGCGAGGTAGGCGAAGGTCCAGGACGCGCCGATGCGGCGCGACTTCTCGACCACGGTGACCGGATGGAGAGACGTCGTCTCGAGCATCTCCCGCTGGTAGGGAAGCAGGACCGGGGGCGTGTCGTCGGGGTGGCGGCCGGGCAGGATCTCCGTCATGGCGTCCCCACGATCCCCAGAACGCCGCGCCGGAACTTCTCGATCGTGGCCTTGTCGAGTCCCTGGTCCGTGGCGATCCGCTCGACCTCATCCGCCACCGCCTCGGCGAACTCGTTGCGCTCGCGGATTTGCCGTTCGACTTCCTGCTTGGCGGCCGCCGCGAGGTCCCTGAGCGCCCGGGAGAGAAACATCGCCGACTGCGGGTCGAGGGTGATCGGTCCCTCCTCGCCGCCCGACAGGAGCTGCATCACGCCCGCGTGCATGAGCTCGATGTTGAGCCGCGCGGTCCTGTCCTCGCCGCCCTCGCCGAGCCGCGCCATGATGGCCTCGGCCGCGGCCCGGCTCTCGCGCACCCGCGCGGCGATGGCATCGATCTTCTGGACATGCTCGCCGAGGGTCGAACGCGCCACCTCGACGTCGAGCTCCAAGAGCTTGTCGCGGATCTCGTCGATGGTGCGGCCCGCGTCCCGTAGCCGCGCGATCAGGTCGCGGACGTCCGCCGGCAGCCGCTCGATCTTGGTGGGCCTCCGCATCGGCAACGTCCTCGATCAGGCCGGCCGGTGGCGCTTGACACCCGGCGCCGAGGCGCGGCCGGCGGCGACCTCCGCGCCCTGGTCGGTGAGCCGCGCCAGGATCGCGCCGCCGGGCGCGCCGCCCGGCGACATCCGGTCGCCCAGCTCCTCCAGGGCCAGGAGATCCAGGTCCGCGAGCAGCTGGAAATCGGCGCGCACGACGTCGCGGCGCACGCCGTGGCCGAGGGCGGCCAGGGCCGATGCCATCACGGAATCGTTGATGGCCTCGTCGCCGTCCTGGGCCAGGAGCTGCAGGATCGCGAGGCGCCTGGCCTCGTCGAGGAGCGTCTTGAGACTCATTCCTTGTGACCCCTCAGTTCGTTCTCCATCAGCAGCGCGAGGTGGGCCTCGACCCGCTTGAGCCCGGCCCCCAACCCGCGGATCTCGGCGGCCGAGGTATGGACGTCGCCGCGGATGCCGGCGAGGTCCTCGCGCAGCTGACCCCAGGACTGGGCGGTCGGCACCGCCTTGATGGCCTCCTCCATCGATGCCAGCCGCAGATCGAGGTCCCGCACGCGCCGCTCGGTGACCGCCTGGCGGCGCGCGTGCAGGGTGTAGACCCAGGCCCCGCCCGAGGCCAGCATCGCCAGGGACGACATGGCGAAGCTCGCGGCCGTCCAGTCGATCGTCATACGCGGCTCATCCCCAAATAGGTCGGCGGTGCCGTCTCCTTGAACTGGGCATGGACGCGGACGGCGGCCCATACCTTGGCGCGCTTATACCAGCCATCGCCGCTCGCTTTCATGCAACCGATCAACAGGTTGTCCCCGTCCTTGAGCGGCATGGCATTTTTTTCCCGCACCCAATCGTGAGCGAAACTCCCCCACCTGAGACCGCCCGTCGCCGGCGCGAAGGACCGCAGGAACGGCGGCACCGAAGGAGCGGCGGCGTAATCGACGGGAACTTCGAGGCGCCACCGACCGCCGTCCCAATCGAAGCTGATGATGAACGGCGCGAGCAGCACACCCTCGGCCTTCACCCCGTTCTTGCGGACGGCGTCGATGTGCTCCCGCGTGTCGAGCGGGGTCTCGAAAACGACGTTGTCGATCACGGGGCCAGGCCCCCCGTCACGGGAGCGGGACGACGAGTCCGATCTTCAGCAAAAGATTCTGGATTTCCTGCTGGCTGTCGAACGCAAGCGCCCCGCAGGCGATCCGGAACTCGTCGGTCAATCCGCCGTCCGTCAGGCCGCGCCGCACGTTGCGCACGCGCTGGAACAGATAGACGCCGCCGCCATCGCCCGCCCCGTCGCCCTCGGGCCCCACCAGCGGCGGGTGCTCGACCAGCCATTTTTCGACGTGGGCGTAGCACCCATAGGCGATGGGATCGGTTTCGGGTGAGGTGATGGACTTGGCCGCCCGCACGTCGGCGAGGACGGTGTCGTAGCAGCCCTTGCTGGTCTGCACGCAGGCCTTGGCGACGGTCGCGCCCTTCTCGACGACGGCGGCGCAGCCGGTGAGCGAGGCGGCCAGGAGGATCACGCTGGCAAGAAAGGCTTTACGCATTGGAGTGTTCCTTCTCGGTTTCACGTTGCACGGCTTTCGCCAGGGCCTTGATCGCGGCCCCTTCCTCGACGGGCGGCGGGGGGGGCGGGTGTTCGCCGAAGATCACGCGGGCCACCTCCGCCGCGCCGCGCGCCACGATCAGCACGCCGACGATAAAGGCACCCATGCGCAGGACGATGGGGCCGATCTCGGGGTGCCAGGGAAGCTGGCCTGTCAGGAGTGCGAGCGCCAAGGCGGCATAAGCGGCGGCGGCGGCGGTCGCCGGCGTCTTGAGACCGCGCTCGAGGATGCTTTTCGGGTCCATCATCACCTCACCGGACGTCGTTGAAGAACAGGTGCCCCGGGGTCTCGAAGCACGGCCGGAGCCCCGCGGCCCAGGCGGGCGGCTGGCGCATCGACCTGGCGTGGTAGTGGCCGGCTCCCTCGGTCGGGTCCTGCTCCTTGTCGAGGATGACCGCCAGGGCGGCGGCCAGGCATTCGAGGTACTCGGGGTGATCGGGCGGCATGATCATGGCGTAGCGGAGGTTCGGATCGCAGGAGTTGAGCCCGCTGAACTGCCAGGCATCGACGCAGACCGCGGCGATGGTGTCGTCGGGCACGGTGTCGCGCTCGCGGCTCCACCAGCCGGGGTTGGCATGCCTGTTGCGGATCACCCAGCCCACCGCCACCTTGCCGATCCAGGGCTCTCCCCGCGCCTCGGCCACGATGGTCGAGGCCATCATGTGGATGTCGTGCTGGCTTACCGGGACCATCCGCCGTTCCTGTTCCGCCGTCCTGATGCGCGCCTTCCGGCGCGGCGTGCCGATGCGCGCCTCGAGGCGCGACGGCGCGAGGGTAGCGGGGCCGGCGTCCTCTGGGCAGCGGCCCCGCGGTTCGGGGAGCCGGCCGGCCCTCCTCGCGGCGCGGCGCACGCGCCGGACGGTCTTGATATGGCAGTTGAGCTCCGCCTGGATCTCGCGGTTGTCGAGCCCCTCGGCGATAAGGGCCTCGATGCGCGCCCGGGCGTCGCGGTGGTCCCCGGCGGGCCCGAGCGGCACCGTGACGTCGCCGGGACCCAGCGCCGCGGCGACCGCGCGCGCCGTCTCGAGGCCGAGCGCCCGGGCCAGGGGATGGCCGCCCCGCACCTCGCGCGGGATGTAGATCTCCCGCCCGCCGAAATGCTTCGCCAGCGCCCGCGCCGCGTCCTCGCCCACCTCCTCGGCGAGCCGCCCGAGCAGGCCGGGGAATTCCGGCCGCCGGCCGCTCATTCCGCCTCGCTCCCCGCATGGCGCGGAGGCGCGCCTGACGGCACGACACGTGGCGGGCACGCGTTCCCATGACGCCGGATCATGGCCTTGAGCGCCTCGACGACCTTGTTGGCGGCGCCGGGCGGCAGCCAGCGCAGGGTGGCGATCCCGGTGACGCGGCGGCAGAAGCGGTCGATCCCCGCGTCGCACGCCCACCAGGGGTCGCGCAGCGCGCCGTTCTCCCCGAGCCAGCGCCAGGCGGCACGGATCAGCGCCTGCTGGTCGCTCTCGCCGTCCCGCCGGTGGGCGGGGATCGCCGCCTTGACCGCGCGCCAGGGGTCGTTCACCCCCTGGAACGCCCCGTCCCGCTTCATCGCCTCGATCACCCGCCGGCGCTGCGGCCCGTCGAGATCCGCCGCCGACTCCCTGCCGGTCACCGCCAGGAGAAGCGCCCGGTAGGTGCCGTCGTCGAGCCCCAGCGCCTTCTTGCCGACGTGGATCTTCGCGAGCTCGCGGTTGCGCGGCGCATCTGTCATGCCAGCGCGAACAGCAGTTGCTCGGGCACCGGCATCCACACCCGCACCCGGTTGCCCGCCGCGTTGAGCTTCCGGCCGGCGAGGGTCACCCGCCCGAGCTCGACCAGCTCGCCGCGGCGCGGCGTCACCCGGTTGATGGTCCAGCCGAGATGGGCCGCGATGTCGGCGTCGGCCGGCCGCCGCCCCGCGGCGTGGAGCGCGGCGATCGCCGCGAGCACGTCCGTCTGCCGCGCGGTGAGATCGACCGTGTCGTAGGCGGCCAGCGATTCCGGGCGGACGGTCATTCCCGCACGTCACGCGGATGCGTGCTCCGCACGTCACGCGGATGCGTGCTCCGCACGTCACGCGGATGCGTGCTCCGCACGTCACGCGGATGCGTGCTCCGCACGACGATCAGGTCGGGGATGCAGTCGTCGCACAGCGCGAAGATCGGCGAGTGGGGGCCTTCGTCCCACAGCGCCACCCCCCTGACGGGGCCGAGGGCGACGACGTGGAGGACCGCGTCCCGGATTGTGAAGGAGGGCGTCTCGCGGGCGACCGGCGCGTCGCAGTAGGAGCACCGGAGGCGCGGCCCGAGCGGCCTCAAGCGGTGCTCGGGCACCGTGAGGCCGAGGACGGGCGTTTGTCTGGGCCTTGCGTCGGGGATCATGCCGCGATCTCCTCCTTGAGTGGAAAGGCCGCCTCCATCACGTCGCCGAGCGGCGGCAGCGCCGCCAGCCAGGCCCGCGGCAAGGGGCCCCTGGGCAGGCCGGCCCGCGCGGTCGCCGAGCGGTACTCGCCCGCCTCGTCCCGGAACAGGTAGAGATCCCGCCACGGGCCCCAGAGCGCCACGTGAAACAGCGGTGAGCCCGGCTCGATCAGCTCGATCTCGACCGCCACCGTCATCCTCGTCCGCTTCATCGCCGTCCTCCATCACGCCCGCTCCCGGCAGTCGGGGCACGCCGTCTCGTCCACCCTGTCCGTTGCGAACACGGCGCCGCAGGCGCAGCGCCGGTTGACCTTCTTCGGGAGACGCTCCGCGGCCTGCGACCCGTCCCCAAACATGGCCCGCGGCGGCACATAGGGGCCGGGCGCCGGCACCGCCGGCACCCGGTCTAGAATCCTTTTCGAGTCCTTGACCGCCGCGGGAGGGGTGCCATCCGCCGCGAGGCGCCCCAGGCCGGCCAGCACCAGCCGCCCGAAGGCGACGAACGTCACCGGCGCTCGGCCCTGGCCCACCATCTCGCGCGCGCGGTCGAGGCGTTTGGCGTTGGTCTCCTTCCCGAGCCAGGCCGCGACCTCCTGGTCCGTAAGGCCTGCGCCCTTCGGGTGGCGGAGCGCCCACGACACGCCCTTGACCGCCTCCGAGCGGATCTCCCCCGTTCGGTCGCCGGCGGCGTCGGCGACGAGCGTCAGCACGCGGACGGCGTGGTCCTCCGAGGTCCTGAGCAGCGCGCGGACGGCGCCGAGCGCCAGGGTCTGGCGCGGGGCCATCTGCCGCGCCTGGATCGTGTGGTAGGGGATGGTGACGCGGGCCGCGTCGCACACCCGCTTGACCGCGAGCGCCGAAGGCTCGCCGGCGAGGAGCTCGGCCTTGAAGCGCGCGTACTGGTCGAGGTTGATGCGGTCGCGGTTGATGGCGACGAAGGCGGTGGCGGCGGCCGCGGCGCTCTCCATGGCGACGATCCAGCACGGCACCCGGGAGATCTCCGGGATCGTCCTGGCCGCCGCCCAGCGGTGCTGCCCGTCGAGGATCTCATAGCGGCCGGTCCCGTCCGCGGCCGGCGCGTCCTGCGGATGCGCGCCTGCGGCCGCGTCCTGAGGATGCGCGCCTGCCGGCGCGACCACGATGGGGGCGAAGGCGGCCCAGGAGAAGCGCTCGCCGATGCGCGCGACCAGGCTCCGGCCGCTTCGCGTGTTCAATTCCCGCTGGTAGTCGCGGTTCACCGTGAGGCTGTCGATGGGGAGCCAGTCGAAGCGGGGCTCGGGCCCGAGATCCCGCGCGGCGCGAGGGCGCGTCTGACGGGTCTGGGCCGTCATGCCGTTCCTCCGGCGCGCGGATGCGCGCCTGACGGCACGTCGCGCGGATGCGCGCCTTGCGGCGCGACCACCCGGCCGAGATAGGCCCGGCCCGCCTCCGTTACCTCGATCTCCGGCTCGGGCAGGGGCGGCGGCGGCCAGCAGAGGTGGACGCTCCGCGCCGCAAAGCGCCGGCGGGGCGTGATCCATCCCCGCTCCTCGAGCTTCGCGAGCAGCCACATGACCTGGCGCATCGACATGTCCATCTCGCGCGCCATCTCGACGATCAAGGGCGGGCGGCCGCCGGCGCGAAACAACTCGGCGATGACGCGCGCCAGGTCCGCCTGCGTCGGCGTGAGGCTCATGGGCATGGGTCGTCTCCCTTTTCGTCGCGCGGATGCGCGCCCGACGGCGCGACGGCGGCCGGCGCCTCGTTGCCCCAGGCGTCCCAGCCGGGGCGGCGGGTGCGGGCGAAGAGCTCGAGATAGGGGCCGGGGAAAAGGCGCTCGACGCGCCGGGCGACCTCCTCCGGCTTCTCCGAATGCCGCCCGCGCGGCGCCATGACGACCTGCTGGACGCCGGCATCGAGGCGCTTCGGGCAGCCCCGCCGCGCATAGATGCAGAACTCCGCCTGCTCGCGTGTCGAATAGCCGAGGCCGCCCGGCGCCGGCGCTCCGCCCGCGTTTGTCTTGACCCAGACGAAGCCGATCTTGACGTACTCGAAGCCCCAGGCCCGCACGATCTCCCGCGCCGCGTCATACATTTCGTCGAGGAACCACAGGAAGAGCGCGCAGTCATCGGCGGCGAGATCCGCCACGGGGCGGTCGTCCGGTTCAAGCGCGGCGATCTCCCCGACGTTCATCACCGGATAATGATTGTCGGCCGACCTGTCCCGCCCGCGAGCCGACCATGTGCGGCAGAGCCAGGGTGGATCCGCCACAATCGCGCGGTACTGGCCGGGGAGCGGGGCCTCGAAGATCGTCGCCGCGTACGTCTGCATCCGATGATTGGCGAGCGCCCGGCGAAGATCGCTCCGGTGCATGCCGGGGTTGATGGTCCCGTCATCGGCCAGCCGCCCAAGGCAGTCATCGCCGAGGGTCGTCAGCTGATGGAGCGTGACCCACTCCGGCGGCAGCATCTCCCGACGGGCGAGCACTCTAAGCCGTTGATCCGTTGCGATTTTCATCAGCCGGCCCGCCGTGGATTGTCCAAACGGCAGGCGCTCGCAGAAGCGCCCCCATTCCCCCTTGGGCACGATCTCGCGGGCCCGCAACAGGGCGTCGCCGGCCGCGAGGATGGAATCGACGGCGTAGCGCCAGTGCCGCCAGACGGCGTCGATGCAGTCCGCCGCGGACGTCAGATTCGGCGCTGGCGCCGAAAGTACCAAAATGGAACTATTTCCCATCGCGCTCATGCCGCCTCCCCGTCCTTCGTGTTTTCATGAGCCGCCAGCAGCGCGTCGACCAGCCTGTCGATCTCGCCGTCGGCGGCGCTCACCAGCACCTGGTCGCTGTCCTCCGCCACGGCGACCCCGATCTTCTTGAGCTCGGCGCCGGTGAGGCGCGCCAGCGCCGGCTTGACGGGCGTTTCCGTGGTCCTCACCAGCTCGTCGAAGCGTCCGGGAAGGTGCCGGCGGATGAGGGCGACGACGGCGCCCGCGTCCTCGAAGGAGATCTTCCCCTTGGCCTTCATCCAGCCGACCCGGATGCCGTGCAGGATGCGGGTGCGCGGGCGCTTGAACAGCGCCTTGTCCGTCTCCACGGCCGCTTCGAGCTCGAGTCGCGCATCGGCGGCCTGGGCCGCGGCGCGCTTGATCCCGGGGAGGTGCCGGCGCTTGATCGCCGCGGTCTCGTCCTCGAGGCCGCCCACGCGGCCGGCGAGCGTCCCCCGCGCCTCGGCGTAGCCCCTGGCCAGCCGCTCGATCTTCTCCATGCTCATTGTCCTTGGTCCTCCTCCTTGGTTGTGGCGGCGGCGCCTTCCGTTGCGCCTGCCGCCCCCTCCGTTGCATCGGTCTCCTCCCACCCGGCCTCCGCGAGGACCCGGCGCAGCGCCACGATGACCGCCTCCGCCGCCCGGCCGGGGCAGCGGATCGCCGCGGCGCGGGCGAGGCGGGCGACCTCCCGCTGCAGCGCCGTCATCGTGCCGTCCACGGCGTCCTCGAGGGCCTGGACGGAGTCGAATTCCTCGGCGATGCGGCGCTCCAGCGCGTCGAGGCGGGCCTCTAGCTCGGGCTCGCGCGCGAGCCTGCAGGCGAGCGAATCGCGGGCGTGCATGACGGTGGTGTGGTCGCGGCCGCCGAGCTCGCGGCCGATGACGGTGGTCGAGTGGGCGGTCAGTTTCAGCGCCAGATACACCGCCGCCTGGCGCGCCCTGTGGGCGTCGTCGGTGCGGCGCCGGGATTCGATGGTCATCACCGAGATGCCGAACTCGCGGGCGACGAACTGCTTGATCAGCGCCATCGTCGGGCGGCCCTTGATGCTGAACGACAGGTCCCTCATCGCGGCTCCCCCGCCCGCCTGCCCGGCGGCCGTCCGGCCGGCGCCGGGCCCACCCCCACGCCGGTTTCGAGCACGCATGTCGTGCCCGCGGAATCGGTGACGGCGAAGGTCCAGGTCCGGCGACCGCCCGGGCTGACGAAGAGCTCGGCCCTGTGCCCGGCCATGGTCAGCCCCTCCAGCGCCGGCCGCTCGCCCCAGTCCTCGAGCAGGACCGCCGCGACGTGGGGCCGCGGGCCGCAGACGCGGCCCACGGTGCCCTGGCCCCAGACGGGCGCCAGTGTGGCGGCGAGGCCGAGGAGCACGAGGGCGGCGGCGGCGGCGTAGAGCCCGGCGAGCGTCCGGCCGCGCAGCACGCGGCGGAAGACGTCCCGGCCGGGGGCCGCGCTCACCGTCCCGCCCAGCGCCAGCCGCTCGGCGCGGGGGAGCCGCTCGCGCTGCCGCGAGGCACGCATTCGCATGTCGTGCCGAGCACGCATTCGCATGACGTGCCGCGCGCTCACGCCGCCGGCCCCGGCGTGTCGACACCACGCCATCCCGCGCGCCCGGCGCGCGGGAACAGCACGATCTTGCCGTCGGCAAGGTCGTGGATCGTCAGCCGGGCCGCGGGCGCGACCTCGTGCGCCTCGATCTCCGCCACGCCGTCGGCGGCGGCGCGCAGCGCCCGCAGGCAGGCGTAGAAGGCGTCCTCGGTGAGGGTGCCGGCGCGGTAGCGCTCGTCGATGGTCCAGACGGTGTTCTTGATCGTCTCACTCAGCATGGGTGGCTCCTTTCCGGCCCGGACGCTCGCGGATCAGCGAATGCGGGCAGCCCGCGCGGCAGGCGCGGTAGAGCTCGACGCGGAAGGGGTTCGTCGAGACGGCGTCGAGCTTCACGGCCTGGTGGCGCAGGCAGGCGTGGCGCGGGATTTCCTCGAGCACGGGGCACGTCACCGTCTTGCCCAGGTATCTGCCGCGCACGAGCTGCTCGATCCTGGCGAGGTCGCCGGGATAGCGGTTGCGGATCACCTGGCTGATCACCGCGGGGGAATAACCGAGCTCGTCGGCCACCCGGCTCTGGGAGCCGCCGCGGTCGCATTCCGCGGCGAGCGCCGCGATCCAGTCGGGCGGCGCCCCGTCCCACGCCTGATTGGCGGCGAAGATGTTGACGGTCCCAGCGCCCGTCATGTCGCCGCCTCGGCGCCGCCAGGCGCGCATCGGCGCGACACCATCGACCGGCTGTTGGGATCGAACACGCCGCCGCCCTTGATCGTCGGGGCGAGCGGGCCGAGGTCGCGGACGAGGAGGTAGCGGTTGAAGCCCGGGGACGTCGGCGCCGCGCCCGGCTCGCGGCGCGCCAGCCTGACGACGACGCCCTTCGCCTCGAGGGCGCGGAGATACTGATACGCGCCACCCTCCGGATCGCGCTCGTTCCCGGTCGCGGCCACGGTCACCAGGTCCGGGATCGTCGCCTTGGTCATGGACCTGAGCGCCTTCCACACGCGCCCGCGGAAGGTCGATTGCTTCGGCCGGCGGTAGACGCCGGTGAGCGGGCCGTTCGGCCCGGAGGTGAGGCGCCGCCCCGCCTCGCGGCCGGCGACCCCGGCGGGCGTCAGCCGGAAGCATCCCGGCCGCACCCGCTCGATGACGTGACGGTCGACGAGGCGCGCGCAGCTCCGCGACACATCCTTCCTGTTGCGCCCGACCGTTCGGGCGAGCGCCGCGATGTCCATGCAGCGGCCCTCGCCAGGGAGCGCCCGCAGGATCGTGTTGATGAGATCCGCGCTCATTTAGCCTGTTCCTCCGGCGGGCCGAACGGCAGGAGGTTGCCCCCGGCCTTGGCCCCGCGGCGCCAGTAGCCGCAGAGCCACTTGCCGCGCAGGTCCTCGACGGTTACCGGGCGGTCCTTCACGCGCCGCGCCACGACGTCGATCTCCGCCACGGCCTGCATGACGTCGCGGATGTAGCCTCCGGACTGCCGCTGCGCCTCGGCGACGAGCTCGTCGGCCACCTTCCCCTCCACCAGCTGGTCGCAACACAGGCGCACGTCATCGATGTCGAGGGGCTGGAACTCGGCGACGCCGCCGATGCGGCTCCAGATCTGGCGGTGGCGCTGCAGCTTCTCGCGCGTGCCCTCGCGGCCGACCAGGATCAGCGGCACCTCGACCAGGTCCACCAGCGACCGGAGGATGTCGAGCGGGCGGGCCTCGTCGGTGAGCGCGTGCTCGACCTCGTCGACGACGATCGGGCGGCGGTCGACCCCGAGCGCGCCCACCGCCTGCCCGAACAGCAGCTTGGCGGAGCCCTTGGGCGCGAGGCCGAGCTCGCGCACCAGGTCCGAGAGCACCCATGTGGCCGAGGCGGTGGCCTTGCAGGTCAGCATGATCGCGTCGTTCTGGACCATCCACCAGCGCGCGGTGCGCGACTTGCCGAGCCCGGCCTCCCCGGCGACGACGACGATCTGCTTTTCCCGGGCCCCGCGCCGGTCGAGCCGCGCGATGGCGTCGTTCATGCGGCCGACGTTGGCGACCTGGACGAATCTGTTATGCATTTTTCAGCCTCTCCCACTGATTGACGTTCGCCATGTCCCGCGCGAGCCGGCGCAGGCGGTCGTTTTCCGCCTTGGCGGCGTCGCGCCGCCGCGCGGCTTTCCGCTCCATCTCGACGCCGGCGGTCCGCGCCGCGGCAAGCTCCTCGGGCGACGGCTCGTAGGGCCGCTCCTTCGGGGCCAGCGCCCGGGCGGCCTCGTCGAGCGCCGGCGTCTCGTGCGCCTCGCCGGGGCGCGGCAAAGCCACCACCCGGCCCGCCTCGTCGCGGGCGGCCGCGAGCACCTCGTCGATGATGGTGTGGGCCTTGATGCGGCGGGCGGTCTTGCGGAGATCCTTCACGCCCTCGCGGACCGTGGCCCGTTGCAGCTCGCGCGCCCGGGCGGCGATCTGCCGGCGGTCGGCCCCGGTGCGCTCCGGCGCCACCGCCTCGCAGACGAATTCCGAGCTGTCCGCGTCGAACACCCAGATGCGCCCCATGTCGCAGGGATCGAGGCGCACGTGCACCTTGCGTCCTTCGAGCGCGCCCAGTTCCGGCGCGATGAAGTGGGTCGCCTCCACGGCGATGCCCTTCTTGCCGACGGTGCGGATGCCGTGGGTGCCCGGCGCCTCGGCCAGCAGGACGTCCAGCGCCCGGGCGTCGCCGATCATGCGCGGCCGCCCGGCCCACGCGGCGGCGGCCTCGAAGGGACTGCGCCCGCCGAGCCCGCCGTGGCGCTCGCGCTCGTAGACCCCGGACACCCAGGCGTCGCAGGCGGCCTGCAGGTCCGCCGCCTCCATGTCGGCCGCGCCGGTGAAGAGCTCCGCGCCGCCGAAGCGCTCGGCGAAGGAGCGCCGCGCCTCGATCGACGCGCGGTCGGCGACGGAATGGCCGAGGTAGCCGGGGAGCTCCTCGAACAGCCCGTGGGTGATGGTGCCGATGAAGCGCTCGACGAAGGGCTTGGCCTCGGGCGTGAAGGGCGGGCAGAGATCGTGCCCGATGCCGAGGCCGGCGAGCGCCCGGTCCATGTGGGCGGATTTGTAATCCTTGCCCTGGTCGGTCTTGACGATCTCCGGCACACCCCAGGCGAGGCAGCAGCGGCGCAGCAGCGAGACGATGGCCGCCGAGCGCGAGGACCGGCTGATCAGCACGGCGGCGCGCCGGGAGTAGACGTCGATGCAGGCGATCAGCGCGTGCCGGCCGCCGGGGAGCATGACCTCGCCCGAGGTGGAGTCCATCTCCCAGAGCTGGTTGAGGCGGGTGACACCCTCGTCGGCGCGGCCGAAGGCCACGCGCTTGCGGTTCTTCCAGGCGTCGGGATTGGAATGGGCGAGAAAGACGCTCTCGTTGGCGGCCTTCCAGGCGGCCATGAAGCGCTGCACGGTGCGGTAGGAGGGCAGCCGGGCGTCGCCGTCCCTGAATCGCGCCCTGAGCCCCCGGATCACATGCTTCGCCGAGGCGTGCGGACGGGCGGCGATCATGCCGGTGATGAAGTCGTACAAATCGGCGTTGGACTCGATGACGCCCCGGCCCTTGTTGGGGGCGCCCGCCTTCCGGGCCAGCGCCGGGGCGCCCCCTGCGCGGAGCCGGCGGCGCCAGCCCAGCACGGTCGGGCCGGACACGGTGGGGATGAGGGCCCGGGTCTCCCGGGCGACGTCGCGCGAATGCGCGCCACCCGGCACGACGATGGCCCCCTCCCGGTAGCGATCTGCGAACGCGTCGGCGCCGGGCACGTCGGGCAGCCGCGCCTCGGCGACGAATGCCTCGAAGGCGGCGAGGATGTCGAGCTTGGCGGCGGCCTCGGCTGCGAGGCGGTCGTCGCGGGCCACCGCGAGGGCCCGGGCCGCGGCCGCGCCAGCGCCGGGACGGAGGTGGGCGGGGTCGGGCGCTGCGGCCCCCCGGGAGGAGAGGGCCGAGCCAGCCGGCACCCCACCCCGCCCCCGGTCCGCGAGGACCGGTTTCGCATGAGCAGTTTCCTTACCCCCGTCACGGGCGTCGTCCCCGCCCTCGTCCTGAGCCTGTCGAAGGACGCGGGACGCCTCGGCGCCGCGCGCCGCCAGCGCGGCCCGGGCCGCGGGCGGCAGGGAGGAGACGTGGTATTCGCGACCACCACCGCGGCCCTTCCTCGGTCGCGACAGCCAAGCCTCGCGCTGCGCCAAACGCGTGATGGACCGAACGGTCCCCGGAAGGCCCGGCACCCCCGCGAGCTCGCCCGCCGCGTACCACGCCGTCATCGCCCGGCCTCCTTGGCGAGCCGGGCCTCGCGCCGTTCCAGCGCCTCGATCTGCTCGCGGATGCGCCCGCGCTCGAGCGCCCGGGCTTCCGCCCCCTCGACGACGACGCAGTCGCACTCCTCCGCCAGCACGCCGAGCAGCCAGGGCGCGCGGGCGGCGATCGCCACGGCGGCGAAACAGTCCGCGGGGATGCGGTGGCTTTCGCGGCTCTCGGCCGTGTAGGCATCGAGCATCGCCTTGGAGAAGGTGGGGCGGTCGAGCAGCTCCGCGACGCGCCCGGCGATCAGCTCGCGCGAATCGGGGCATTCCTTGAGGGCGCGCGACAGCGCCCGGGCGATGCGGTTGGAAAGTCCCGCCAGCGCCGCCCCGGCCTCGGCCGGCACGCGCACCGGCGCATGGGTCTCGAACAGGTCTCGTGTGTGGGGATCGCGCCGGGCCATGGATGGGCCCTAAAAAGACGGCCGGGACGGAGTGCCTGGGGAGGCCCCGTCCCGGCCAGTTAGGGAGGTCGCGGTTCGGTTAACGCTTGCGGGGCACGCGCCCGCCCCGCCGGGCCGGCGGCGGGGTGTTGCGCCCCGACGCCCTTCCCCTAAGATCGGTGGTGTTGAGACACCGATCAGGAGAATACCGATGGATGAGAGAATCGAGCGGCTTGAGGGCCGTGTCGCGATGGTCGAGATGGTGGCCGCCCAATCGTTCGCCTTGGCGGCGCTTTCGGCCGCCGACCCCGCCGCGTTCATGGAGGAGACGCGCCGCGCCCTCGTCGCGAAGATCGAAGGGGCGCGGTTCCCGGGACACCGGCGCGCCGGCGCGGCGGACTTCGTCGAGCGGTTCATGTCCGCGGTCGCCCAGACCCTGCGCGACTGGCGCCGAACGCCTCCATCTGGCCGCGGCTGAGCACCCCCTCGCCGGCCCGCAGGAGGGTGGCCGGAGCCACCGCGCCCCGATGTGGATCGAGCCGCCCGGCGAGCCGGCGCAGCGCCCGCCCGAGGCGGCGGCGAGCGTCCCCCCGACCCATCATGCCGCCCGGTCGTCGATGACGTGGCGGTCGAGCCATTGCCAGAAGCGGTGGATCGCCGACTTGCGCGGCGCCCGGACGCCGAATCGGTCCCGCGCCGCCGCCGCGCAGCCCATCACGGTCATCAGGCCGTAGGCGTC